CGCCATGCCACGCAGAATCCAGCACTCAAGCGACCAGGACCAGTGATAGCGAGGCTTCACCATCTGACGACTCCATCCTCAATGAGTGCCGCGATCGTGCGAAGTACACCTTTTGCGAAATCGAGTTGCGTCTGAGTATCCTTGCTTGAGTCCACCGCAGCATGACAGCTCGAACAGCACCAAGCGCCAAGCAAATCCGGTGACTTCATGCCTATGCCGCTGATGCCGGCGATTCTGAAGTGTGCAAGGACAACGGTTGTGGGGTCATGATTGCACACGCCGGCAAGACGCACTTGGCATGTCTGGCCTTTGGCAAGTTTGCGTAGGTCGCGGTTCATGCGGCCTCTTGACCGTAATGCTCGTCGCAGTAGCGCGAGACTTCCGCTTCGAGTTCGTCGATTCCCATGTCGTGCAGGATGTGAGCACAGACGTTCATCATGGCACCGAATACCTTCGTGAATTCGACTTCGTCCAACGTGTCGTAACTAATGCTTTTCGGAAGGAACAGTACTTCGCCGTCGACCGTGATGAGCTCCTCAGTGTGACCGGCCGCAATCGCCACGGCCTTTCGAAACTTCTCGAAGTTATCGTACTTCTCCTGGTTCGAATACGTGAGGTTCAGCAAGGCAAAGGCCAGCTTGTGATGCTGATACGAACGCGGCTTCACGATATCGCCACGGTAGACTTCGCCGACCTTGTACTTGCGCATGACTTCCTGAGACGGTTCGTCTGCAGGCGCGAAGCCGGAAAGCGTGCGCTTAAGGAATAGCCGCGCCATGACGCTCGTCCGGGGGCAACAAAGCGAGGAACTCTCGGAACTTGCCCTTGGTGATGATCTTGCGCTTCGCGAGTGCGTCGAATACGGCCGAGTAGACTTCGGAGAAGGCGTTGAGGTACGCCTCGGCGTAGTCTCTCAGCGCCTTCGCCTGCTCGTACTCGTCCTTGTACTTGTCCTCGACGTTTTCGAGGATTCCCTTGATGGCCTCGACGTGCTTGTCGATTTCCTCTGGCGGAATGTTCGACGTGTCCGGCCGTGGACCATGATCGATTGGCGTCACGTCGATAATGCGTTGCGCCTCGTCCTCGTCATAGACGCCGACAAACCCGAACGCAAGGCGCGCACACTGAATCATTGCCTTGTGGCGAAGCATCCGGCGAGGATGGGTCTGCCACGGGCCTTGAATGTCGTTGCCATTACGATCCTTCGGCTGGCGGTAGACTTCGTCGAAGTACTCCTTCACGCAGATCGGGTGCTGGCGGTCCTTACGGTGAATGCGGCACTCGATCCAGCTCGGGATACTCTTGCCGTTTAGTTCGCCCTCGACGAAGTCCATGCCATCGAACTGAGGATTCGAGTTGATGATGCGCGACCAGCCGTCGACACCCACGACCGGGACGATGCCGCCGCCTTTGTCCGGGAAGGCGTAAATTTCCTTCGTCCAAGGGTTGAGCTCGTATTGGTCGGCGACAACGCAGAGCGCCATCAGCTGCTCGACACTCGCGTCGCCTTTGAAAGCCGTGGCCTTCAGGGTGTGAAGCATCTTGTCCGGGTCCACGCCGAAGCGGGTGGCCATGCGGACGATGACGGAATTGGACGGTGCGGCCTTGACTACGGCGTTCATCGTTACCTCGGTCGTGGACCGAACTGACGCACCTTGGCGCGTGCATTCGGGTTCGGCATGTAGGTGTAGAGGACTTGGCGCATGCGCCGACGTATCCGACGGTTGCGCCATTCGCGGAACTTGCGGAGAAAGAAGTTCACTTCTCGATCCTCAGCCGCGTTTTGAGGTCAAGAATTTCGGCCCGCGCGCGGCGCAGCTTCTCCTCGAGAATGGTAATCTCGGCTTTCAGCAGCGAGACTTCACGATCACGCGCGGAGTAAGCGGCTTTCGCAGTCTCGGCATGGCTGCGCGCGGTTTCGAGAATCAAGTCTTTTAGTTCGTTCATGGCTCCCTCAGTCGGTGGAAATCTTGCACTTGAACGTCGTGCCCTGGCGCTCAACCCTCGCACCGAAGCAGCAGTTACCAGAGTCGCACCGAATGGCAATGTCGCCATCCGAGAAGTCCAGCGGCGCAAGTCCGCGGTAGGTGCGAGAGTTGCAGTCGGACGGATCGAAGCTGGACGTGATCACGAAATCCTCGCGGTTGGCGATCTCCTTGTACCGCTTGCCGATCGCCTCAGAGAGTTCGGTCGCGTTCGGACTGAACGCCCAGCCATACAAGGCAGCGCGGTCGGTGACGGTCACGCCAGCACTCCTTGTGCCCACGCTAAGGCAGCTTCGATCGATGAAGGCTTCAAGTCAGCCCATTTCACGCGCACTGATTCGTCAGTCGCGAGATTTCTGAACCAGCCATAGACGTGCTTAGCGGTGTCGGCTTCGTACTCGTAGAAGGTGCCAGAGTCGTCTTGCCAATAAAGGTTACTTGCCATTGCGCTTTCCTCCGTTCTTACCGTGGCGGACGCCAGCGACGTAAGCCGCGATTACTTTGCGCTGAATGTTGTCCGGGTCCAGCGTCCAGTACCAGGAACCGAAGGCGCGCAGGCCGTAGAGGCGGGCGGCTTGGGTTGCGGTGGGTTTCTTCATGGATCGGACCTTAGCATAGCTTGACATTCGATGTCAACGGGGCCTATCATCCGACCATGCCGAAGAAGATGAAACACGGGACGCGCAGCACCTATACGAACTACAAGTGCCGGTGTCCTGCGTGCAAGAAGGCGAACAGAGACTATCAGCGACCGTACATGCGGTCGGTCTACAAGGTCAGGAAAGGTCTAGCTCAGGCTGGACAGCAATGACTTCGCCAGTCCATAACAGGCCCTTCTGCGGTGAGACCAAAAAAGGTGCTGTCTGTTGCAGCTTTCTAGAGGCTGCCTGGCGATCTTTTTGGAGTCTCCCCCTCCGAGTCTCGGGAGCTTAACCGGCCCGGAGGGGGAGGGAGGTTGCGCGCAGTGGCCTACAGAGGTGTACGCGACTTGGGCAAAGAGCATAACAGAAACGACGTGTCAATGCCTGAACGCGACGTTAACGGCTATTTATCATTCCTAGAGCACAAGGCTCAACTAGGGGATGACCACGGATTTACGCCAAAGGAACTCCCGCCGTTTCTTTTTGATTTCCAAGCGGAGCTCGTTACCTGGGCGCTCCGAAAGGGTCGGGCGGCGATCTTCGCTGACTGTGGACTCGGTAAGACTCCGATGCAGCTGGCGTGGGCGGATCAGGTACAGCGGCGCACCGGAAAGCCGGTTCTGATTCTCACACCGCTGGCCGTGTCATTTCAGACTGTAGCTGAGGCTGAGAAATTCGGTATCGACGCTCAACGGTCGATAGCCGGGGAGATAAGCGCGCCAGTCGTCGTCTGCAACTATCAGCGGTTGCAGCATTTCAATCCACAGGACTTCGCCGGGGTGGTCTGTGATGAGTCAAGCATCCTCAAGTCCTTTGAGGGTGCGACGCGCGATGCGATTACGGTCTTCATGCGCAAAGTTCCGTACCGGCTGCTATGCACGGCGACCGCCGCCCCGAACGATTACATTGAACTCGGCACCTCGAGCGAAGCCTTAGGCTATCTTGGCTATACAGACATGCTCGGTCGATTCTTCAAGAACGATCAGAACACGGTGAAGCCTGTCGTTTATCGGCATCGTGGGCAGAACTTCTCGAAGCTGGACGACGCCGCGAAGTGGCGATTCAAAGGTCACGCGGAGCTGCCTTTCTGGCGATGGGTCTGTTCGTGGGCCCGCGCGATGCGCAAGCCTTCTGATCTCGGCTTCAGCGACGAACGATTCACATTACCGCCGTTGATTGAACGTGATCACTTGGTTGAGGTCGCTTCACTTCCGACCGGAATGCTCTTTGCACTCCCGGCCGTAGGACTCGCAGAACAACGCGACGAGCGACGCAGGTCGATCCGTGAACGCTGTGAAAAGGTGGCTGAGCTCGTAAATGGCAACGACCAGGCGCTTGTGTGGTGCCATCTAAATCAAGAGGGAGACCTCTTGGAGCAAATCATTCCTGATGCAGTGCAGGTGAGTGGGAGTGATAGCGAGGAAACCAAAGAGGCAGCACTAATCGCTTTCGCTCGAGGCGAGCAGCGGGTGCTGATTACTAAACCGAAGATCGGTGCCTATGGCCTCAATCTGCAGAACTGTCACCATGTGACGTTTTTCCCTTCGCATTCCTACGAGCAGTATTACCAAGGCGTACGACGTTGCTGGCGCTTCGGACAGAAGCATGCGGTCACGGTTGATGTAGTTACGACCGAAGGTGAAAAGAGCGTGTTGCAGAACTTGCAGCGCAAGGCTACTGCTGCCGATCGCATGTTCTCGAACCTCGTCACGGAAATGCATCGAGCAGAGAACGTCAGTCGTTTAACCTCCTATCCTCAACGAGAAAAGGTACCCGCATGGCTGTGATAGACCAGAAAATCACCGAGAACTACGCTCTCTATAACGGCGATTGCATCGAAGTGATGCAGACGCTGCCAGCCTCGAGCGTGCATCTATCGGTCTATTCTCCACCGTTCGGTGGCCTCTATCACTACTCGAGCAATGAACGCGATCTTTCAAACGCGACTGATTACGAGGAGTTCTTCGCGCACTACGCTTTCTGCGTGCGGGAGATTTTCAGGCTCACACATCCAGGGCGTATGACGGCCGTCCATTGCATGGATGTTCCATCCGGGAATAGTGGCACGGACTATTTGATCGACTTTCCCGGCGACATCATTCGCCTGCACGAAAAGGAGGGCTTTCGCTACGTCGCGCGCTACGCGGTATGGAAAGAACCGCTGGGCGTGCGCAATCGGACGATGGCTAAGAATCTCGCGCACAAGACCATCGTGGACGATTCTTCGCGTTGCACGGTGGCCTCGGCCGATTGGCTTTTGCTGTTTCGCCGTAAGGGAGACAACAAGATCCCGATCGCGCATCCGCAGGGATTGCTCGAGTACGCCGGCGAGAGGCAAATGCCACCTGAACTCTTGCCATACCGTGGCTGGACTGGGAACCAGATAGAGAATCGCTATTCGCATTGGATATGGAGGCAGTACGCTTCGGCGTTTTGGGATGACGTGCGCATTGATCGCGTTCTGCCATTCAAGCAAGGCAAGGACGAGGATGACGAAAAACACGTCCACCCACTGCAGCTCGACGTCATCGACCGGATTCTCACTCTGTGGTCGAACGAAGGTGAGGTAGTCCTATCTCCATTCGCTGGGGTCGGTTCTGAAGTCTATGGGGCTGTATGCCACGGGCGCCGCGGGATAGGCATTGAGTTAAAGACCTCGTACTACCGTCAGGCTGTGAAGAATTTAGCTATGGCTAAACCTGGGATGGTTCACAGCGATCAGGCCGAACTCTTCGAGCGAACCGCATGAGCATTGAGGGCGAACTCAAGAGCAGGATTGAAAAGGCACGAGCGCGCTACGGAGATTTCGCAAGCACTCACGAAGCTTTGGGCGTCGCTCTGGAGGAATGGGAAGAACTCAAGGACGCCGTGAGGGCTAACGCACCGAGTTCGGTGTACGAAGAGTGCCTGGACTTGGCTGCGGTACTAATCCGGCTCGCGGAATCCTTGGACAACGAGGCCGTGCGACTTCGGAGCGTGAAGTGATTCAGAAACGCGAAAGCCCCTTTCGGGGCCTTGCGTACCTCCGGGCGGAGGATTATGGTGCTGCTTGCTTGGACAGCGGTCATCATCATACGCAAGTCCGCGTATTGCTGCAAACCCCGCTAGTTCGAACCGGCAAGGCGCTCGTTAGTCATGGGGTAGAAGCATGCCCGCACGCCAGAAAAGTGCTATTCCGGGCGCTGCTGACCCAATTGCATCCCGGTCGTAGTGGAACCCTGTGTAGCAGGGCCCCGAACAGGGGAGGGAGCCTTAGTAGCCGTCGGTGGCAACCACGGGGAAAGGGGTTGAGGTATGTCTGCTGAGGTCCCTTACGATCCCGAACCCAAGAAGATCGTTTCTCGCAAGCGTATGCTTGAGATCCTCGAGCGGCACAGCAAGAGGATTCAGATGAATCTAGACCAGGAGATATGGCTCGCCAACCGACTCCGGGTTCAAGGTGTCGCAGACGTCTTCTCCGGGGATACTACAAGGGAAATGAGACGCGAACGTGTGCGCTCTGCGATCGCCGCAAAGAAGCTGGCTGAACGTGTCTGTGGCAAACGCCAAGGCAAGGAATGCACATTCGCCGAGGTCTTTATTCTGGTGTACGGGACGAGTCTATGAGCGTTCACCGCTTTGCTGCACGTCGCGACGCGAACGAAGACGAGCTCGTGAAGGTAGCCGAGAAGCTGGGCGCCTGGGTGATCTACGGTCCGCCGCTGGATTTCTGGCTGTGGCACGCGAAAACCGGCTTTGTTCCGGTCGAGGTGAAGTCGAGGCGAGGTCAGTACACGCAAGCGCAAAAGAGATTCCTGTACCAATGCCAGCTGAACCGTGCGCCGGCCTTCCTATGGCGGTGCCAGGACGACGTGCTCAAGAGCTTGGCATGAAGTTCTCACCTCACCAACGGATCTACTTCAAAAGTCTTACCTCGGACCATGTTTACCGGGGCTTCGTCTTGCGCGTACTCAAGGACGGCTTCTACCTGATCGACGATGGCACCAGCAGGCCGCCTCGAGTCGTGCATGGGAACAGGCTGGGTACTCCGGAGATCAAGACGAGCGGGGTGTTTGCGTGAGCATCCCCGACACCATTAGCGACGCGTGTGACGACACGCTGAGACTTGCCGAACTTTTGGCGCCAGCACTTGAACAGCTTCCACTCGAAGGCCACGCCTGGCACGCATTCTCGCTGTACGTCAAACGCGGCGAGGACGGCAAGATTCTGGTCACCGCCATGCGGCTGCGGGAAGTGCTGTCCCGAAAGAACGGATCGTGATCGACTGGTTGAACGAGTACTGCAAGGAATGGGGCACTTGCACCCGATGGATATTGACCGACACGAACGAAGGCTATCCGTCGGCCGACACTATCGAGAAGGCGCGCCAAGGCATGCTTTCGCTGACCGGAGCGTCGTCTCGTCACTGGCCGGAAGTTCGCGTAAATCATGCGCTTATGATCGCGAACGCCATGAAGCAGCCGCCGCACATGCCGCTCGAGCTCACCGCGACCGTTTGGGCTCACTACGTCGTCAAGGGCCGCCCAAGGAACAAGCTGCCGGCGCTTTCCAAGTATCTCGGCCGGACAGTCTCAGTCCCCGAGTACTGGCGCAACGTCGATCGGGCGCACTGGTTTCTCGCGGGGCGCTTGACAGTATCAACGGAATCACGTAGTTGTACGGTCCCATAACTGAACATCCAGTACTTTCCCCGCAGGGATCTACTGTGAACTTCGGTAAAAGCGCCGGCATCTCGCCGGCGTTTGCATTTGGGCTCCCCGCCCACCAGTTGGCCGGAATTGCGCCGGCCTTTTTTGCCAGGGAGGGTGAGTTGTCGCGTATTGACCCCGACTACAGCCCGACTGATGCCGAACTTGAGAACTTCGCGAAGCTCTTGGGCTATGTGGGCCGTATCGGATCGGTCCACTCGAACGGCACGAACGGCTTTCAGAAGGCGCTGTTGGTGGTCACGACCGGACTTGCGATCCTAGGCATCGGCGGGGTGGTCGGAATGTACGGCAAGCTCTCGGCGATCGACGCGCAGCTCACTGACTTGCGGGACGAGCTCCAGAAAGTCGAAAAGCTCGTGGAGCCGAGGTATCGCAGTGGCTGACACGAACACTGACGAGTCGGTGTACGCCACGCACTCGAACGTGAATCGCACGTCGATTAACCTCGGTGGCATGACGCTAGTCGTGATCGTGATACTTGCGGTCGTCATCGGTGCTTGTGGTGTGGTGATGGGCCTGAATCTCGCGAAACAGGCTCAAATGGATGCCGACTTCAAGGCGTTGAAGACCCAGGAATGGCTCACGGAACGACGTCTGATGGACCGCGAGGCGTACGACATCGTGAACGGATTCAAAGTCCCGGGCGATGACCAGAACGGTCCGGCCGGGAATCTGCAACGCATGAAGCCTAAGAGGTAAGTCATGGGCGGCTCATCTGGCGGAATCATCGTTCAGCACGACGCGGTGCAGACGCTCACGAATCCCGTGGTACACGGCTCATTGCCGAGTCGGATGTGCTTCTGGCTCGATCCGATCCTCGCCAAAGACACGGCTCAATGGTCAGACGTCGAGAAAATGTGCGTGGCTCACGCCTACAGCTGGGCGCTCTGTAACCTCGCGTGATCCGCGTCAACGTCAAAGGCTCAATGGAGTCGATTCGCAATCAGCTCGGCGCAACGCAGAAGGAAGCGAGCAAAGCCGCGTCTCGAGCGTTGAATCGCACGGCTAGCAAGGTGCGAACGGTGAGCGCTCGAGCGATTAGAGACGCTGGCTATCAGCTCAAAGTCGGCGATATCAAGCGAAATATCAGGATCGTGAAGGCATCGCCGACGATCTTGGCGGCAACGGTCATCGCTTCTGGTCGTTCAATCCCGCTGATCAAGTACTCAGCCAGGCAAACACGGGAAGGCGTGACCGTGAACGTACAGCATGGCAGACGCTTGATCCGACACGCTTTTATCCAAGTGATGAAGTCCGGCCATCGTGGCGTATTCATCCGCCGCGAGGTAAGAGGCGGCACACAGCACGTCAAGGTCATCACCAGAGGCCATTCAGGGCGCAACACACGTCATGGTCTGCCAATCGATGAATTGTACGGACCGTCAATTCCAGCGGCGTTCAGCAACGCCATCGTGCAGAAGCAGCTTGTGGAACAGACAGAGCAGTACTTCCCAATCGAAATGACGCGGCAGCTTGAGCACGTCCTGGACACACGGGCATGAAAGATCATCGCGCGGGTCCTCACCGAAGCCGTCGTCTAATGCGGGTCCGTGACTCGCGAAATTCGAGCAATTTTGGAGTTTGGTTTTCAGTAAGCAAAGCAAGGGGTTACGGTGCCCACATCGCGAGTGACCAGGCCTTTGCCGGACTTCGTGACGAAGAAATCGCTGGCGCAGGTGTTCGGGGTTACGCGGAAGACGGTCGAGGAGTGGGAAGCCGAGGGGATCATCCAGCAGTCGTCCCCGGATGCCTACGAGCTCCGAACCTCGGTTCAGCGGGTGATGCAGAACCAGGTTGGGCACGCCACGGACGCCATGAGCGCCGAGAAGCTGCGGAAGCTGCGGCTGGAGAATGCGCGGATCAGCCGGTCGGTTCTGGCCTCAGCCGAGGTCGAGCAGACGGCACGTTCCTGGGCGTTCACGGTGAAGCAGATGCTCGAGTCCTTACCCGGGCGGCTGGCGAGTGCCTTGGAGGGCTTGGGGGCGGCGGACATCCGTGAGCGCATCAGGGAAGAGGTCATTCGCATCCTCCAGGCGTCTGACGAAGCGATCTCAGGCCTTGTCCAGCACCAAGGGGCTGGACGAGATCACGCTGGTGGTGGCGGGGATCTTCCGGCCGAAGCCCAAGCGCACCCCGGACCAGTGGGCGAACCAGGAGAGGGTGCTGCCGCTCGGTGAGGTGGCGGAGCCAGGTCCGTTCCGGTGTGAGCGTACGCCCTACATGATTCCGATCATGCGGGCCTCGGTCGACACCTCGGTCCGGCAGATTGTGGCTGTCTGTGCCACACAGATGGCCAAGACCGACACGTACATGAACGTGATCGGCTACCGGCTATCGGACGACCCGATCCCGGTGATTTACGTGGCTCCGACCCGCGAGATGCTCGAGAAGCAGATCGAGCCTCGGATCATGGCGATGCTGAAGTCGAGCGCGGAACTCTGGGCCAAGTGCGCCAAGAACACCTCCAAAATGCTGAAGCGGGTGAACGGGACGTCACTTCGCCTCGCCTGGGCGGGTTCGGCCACTCAGCTCGCTTCTCAGGCTGCTGGCCTCGTCGTCATGGACGAGATCGACAAGATGGACGTCGACGTCGAGGGTGAGGGATCGCCTATTGAGCTTGTCAAAGCGCGTCTTGCAACGTTCCCGGACAGCAAATTGCTGATCATTTCGACGCCAACTGAGGGCCATGTTGTCGAAGAGCGTCATCCGGTGTCGCGGCTCTCGCACTGGCAGTATGCGGACCCGAAATCGGTCCGTTCGTCCATCTGGAAGCTTTGGCAGGCTGGGACCCGGTTCGAGTGGGCCTGGCCGTGCCCGCACTGTGGGGAGTACTTCATCCCGCGGTTCTCGACCTTGAGCATCCCGGAGAAGGCCACACCGACCGAGGCGAGGCTTTCGGCCCGGGTGGCGTGCGTCAATTGTGGCGGGCTCATCGAAGACTCCGCCAAGCGCGAGATGAACGACCGTGGTCGGTATGTCGCTCCCGGGCAGTCGGTCTCCAAGGACGGGACGGTTACCGGGGAGATCCCGAAGAACGACACGTACAGCTTTTTCGTCTCCGGTCTCTGTTCTCCCTGGCGAACGTTCGGGGAATGCGCGTCGGAGTACCTCGAGGCGACCGAGAGCGCGGACGCCGAGCGCATCAAGGGCGCGACCACGAACGTCTTCGGGGAACCCTATCGGGCGCCGTCCGAGGCTCCGGCCTGGAAGGACATCATCAAGCGCGCCGGCGGCTACCTTATGGGTGAGGTGCCTAAGGGCGTCGAATGGCTGACGGGGAGCGCTGACGTTCAGCAGAACCGCTTGGTCGCTTGCGTCCGTGGTTGGGGCTACGGGCTCGAGTCCTGGCTCATTCTGTTCGAGGAAATCTGGGGCGACAGTTCCTATCCTGAGACCTGGCAGCGGCTTCGCCAGCAGGTGATCGAGCGGGAGTATTCGGGGCTCACGATCCGCCGGTTCCTAGTCGACTCGGGTTACAAGCCGGGTGAGCCGAACGCGGATCACATCGTGTACGACTTCTGCCGGCAGATGCCGAATGTGGTCGCTCCCGCCAAGGGCCACGACCACCTCGAGAAGATGTCCTATGCCTCGATGATCGACGTTCGCGCGAACGGCAAGATCATCAAGAACGGCCTGCAGCTCTGGCACATAGACTCGGACCGCACGAAGAGCTTCGTCCACAACCGGCTGCGCTTGCTGCCCGGCGCCGACGGTCAGTGGCACCTGCCCTCCGACGTGACCGAGGACTACTGCCAGCAGCTCGTCGCCGAGGCGCGCTTGGCTGAGCTCAACGGTCACGCGACCTGGGTGCGCTTACGGAAAGCGAACCACGCACTCGACTGCGAGGCCATGAACGTCGCGGCGATTCACATGCTCGGCGGTCACATGATGGTGCGGCCACGGACAGACGAGAAACCTGCCGCGGAGACATCCCCCACGCCTCAACCGCCTTCCCCGCGGCCTGCATCCCCTGGGGCACGTTGGGCGATGTCTCCGCCGGCGGGGAGCCCCTTCGCAACGAACTGGAGGAAGTGAATGGCAGCACCAGGCTCAGGGATCACTGGCCCGCCGAAGAAGATGCGGCAGAACGAAACGGTGTACTGGACCGACTACCCGTACACCGACAAGTTCAACAACCAGTACGACTCAGGTAGCTACGTCCTGCAGTACGCCTTTGCCGGTGCTTCGGCTTCCGCAGTGGTGGTAAACGCGGTCGCGACGGCCACTAATGTCGCCGGCCAGGGCTGGCTCTCGACGTTCTCGCCGACTCAGTCGGCCTTGATGCTCCCGGGCGTCTACAAGTGGCAGGCGATCCTCACCGGTATTTCGATGACCTTCACGGGGTCGATTTCCGGTACGACGTTGACCGTCACGGTTCCACCGACCCAGGCCAATCTCGGCATCGGCATGGTGCTGACCGGGTCAGGGATCACGGCTGGCACGACCATTACCGCAGGCGGTGGGCTGAGCTGGACCGTCTCGGCTTCGCAGTCGGTGGGGTCGGAGACCATTACCGCACAACTCCCGTCGCGCATCGTACCGCTCGAGGGGACGATCACCGTCGAGGTGGACCTCGCGACTATTGCAGGTCCCTACGACGGTCGCACGCAGATGCAGATCGGGCTGGCGAATGCCGAGGCCGCCCTCATCACGTTTCAGACATCAGGCGGGCGGATCAAGGCGTACAACATCGCGGGCCGCAGCATGACCTTTCAGGACGACCGCGAGATTCGCGAGCTCTGTGACTGGTTCCGGGCACGGGTCCAGATCGAGGAGGACAAGATCCTCGGCGGCGACTCGCGGTTCATCCGCGTCGGCTTTTCGCCCGCGTCCTCTGGTGTGCCGGCAAGTTCAAGCAAGAACTGGCCCTGGTGGTGATCGTGAAGTCCAACACTCGTCCGCCTCCTGACCCCGGCACCGTGAAGCCCGGGACGCCCTACGCGCCATTCAAGGCGCCTATGGGCCCGCTGCAGCCGCAGAACATCCCGCTCAAGAACTGAAGGAGCGCTTTATGAAGACAACGCCGGTCCTGCCTAACCAGGACCCGCGGCGCCCCGGTGCGCCCGCAGACAACCGGCCGACGCCGATCACCGTGCCGCCGAAGAGGAAGTGACCATGAACGAGCGACCGCCGACTCCTCAAGAGGAAGCCGAGTACGACGAGTACATGGATCGCGCTGAGGGACGGAGCAAGTTCTCGGAACTCGAGGCGAAGCTCGCCAAGAAGACGAAGAAAGGCAAGCCGGTCATCAAGAACCCAGGTGGGCTCGCCTACACCATCGGCAAGGCCAAGTACGGGAAAGAGGGCATGGCGAAGAAGGCCGCGGCCGGTAAGGCGAAGAAGTGATCGGCGACGTTCCATTCGCCCACTGGCTACCGAAACCAAAGAGAACAGGAAAGCGCGCCGCCAAGGAAGCAACGACGACGCCTGACTGGCTTCAGTACCCCTCGCGCATGTACGCGAGTGCGGTGCCTTCTCGGTTCAACCAGGGCTTCCCATCGTTCAACACGTCCGAGGACCTGGAGCTCGTCTCCAGCCTTCGGAACATGCGGGCCCGGTCTCGCGCCTTGGTGCGCGACGCCGGCTTCGCCAAGAGCGCCAAGCGAGCGATCGTCGACAACGTCATCGGGACTGGGGTGCGGGTCCAGCCGGCGGTGAAGACCGCGCGCGGTGGGTACAACGACCGCATAAACGACGGCATTGCGGACGCATGGGCCAAGTGGATGCACGCGCCGAACTGCCACACGGGTGGGGCGCTGCACTTCCACGACATGGAACGGATGCTCATGGGCCAGGTGTTCGAGGCGGGGGAAGTGTTCCTTCGCATCCACCGGGGGACCAAGTTCGGCTGGTCTGAGGTTCCGATAGCACTTGAGGTGATAGAGCCAGAGCGCATCGTGGACGGCTATGCCTATCCCGGGGCCGTGTCACCGAAGTCTGGCGGTGTTCGGCTCGGCATCGAGACCGACAAGTTCAAGCGGCCGATCGCGTACTGGATTCGCGACCTTCACCCGGGCGATATCCGCTTGAACCTCGAGCAGTCGGACGCGGTGACGAGGGTGGATGCGGCGGACGTCATCCACATCTACATCGTGGACCGCTGGCCGCAGACTCGAGGAGTCCCGTGGCTTCATGCCGCGGCCGCCAAGGTGCAGGACGTCAACGGGTATACGGAAGCGGAAATCATAGCCGCCCGCGGTGCGGCCTCCTACATCGGCATCATCGAGACGCCGGAGCCGTCCGCATCGCTCGCTCAGCAGGCACCCGACAACACGTACCAGATGTCGGTCGAGCCTGGCGTGTGGTATCGGTCGAGGCCTGGCGAGAAGATGCAGTTCATCTCGCCGAACCGGCCGACGAACTCGTTCGACCCGTTCATGCGTTTCATGCTGCGGGAGATTTCCGCCGCCGTGGGTGTGTCCTACGAGGCGGTCTCTCACGATTACTCGCAGTCGAACTACTCGTCCACGCGGCTCTCGCTCTTGAACGAACGGGACGTGTGGAAGGCGCTGCAGTCCTGGTGGATCCGGTCCTTCCGTCACCGTTTGCACCGCGAGTGGATGAAGACGGCCGTCATGGCGCGCGCCATTCCTGAGATCGACATCATGGACTTCGGCGGCAATGCGGAGAAGTTCCTCGAGGCGAACTTCCGTCCCCGCGGGTGGAGTTGGGTGGATCCCACGAAAGAGGTCCAGGCGTACGTCCAGGCCATCAAGTCGGGCCTGCGGACTCAGGCCGATGTCATCGAGGAGACCGGCGGTGGCATGGACCTCGAGGAGATGATGAAGTCGCGCGCCGCGGAGCTCGAATACATGCGCGAACTCGGTATTCCGTTCGACACATCGCCCATCGTCTACGTCTCCGCCGAGACCCGCGGTCAGATGGTGATGAAGGACGACGGCACGGTGGTGCCGGCTGCCCAGGTCACGGCGGAGATCCAGCAGAAGTTCAACTTCGAGGCGCAGGGACTTCCGGCACCGCCGACCTCCGCAGGGGCGTTACCTGACCCGGAGACGGTCGAGGAGCCGGCGGCAACCGAAGGCGAAGAGGGCGACGAGGAAGAGGAACGGAACAACCTGGTGAGTTTCTTCCGGCGCCGGCAGAGGCGAGGAGAGTGACGATGGCCGAAGAGACATTTGCTTACGACGAGTCGACGCGCTGCGCGACCATCACGATGGAGGGCGGACGGCCCTTTAAGCTCTCGAACGTCTCGAAGGAGCGCGCGGAGGCCTTCTACAAGCGCCTGAAGGACGAGGCGGCGGCGATGGTGGCACGGGGTGCCAAGGGCGACCCCCTCACTTTCAGCGGCTTGGACGGCACGGTGGTGCGTCATGGCTGAAGAGAACCGCACCCGCAAGCTCTCCTTCTCGTCCGAGCAGGCGGTGGTTCCGCGCTGGTTCGGGGGCGAGATTCTGGACCACTCGCCGAAGGCGGTGCGGACGGATTTCCTCAACTCCGGCCGCGCGCCGCTCCTCATGAACCACGACACCAGCGCCCAGCCGATCGGGGTGGTGGAGAAGGGGAGTGTCCAGATCGGCAAGGACAAGGTTGGCCGCGCGAGTGTGCGCTTCGGCCGCACGGGGAGCGCCCAGGACGCGCTCACGAACGTGGACGACGGGATTCTCGCCAACACCTCCGTCGGCTATCGGGTGCATGAGATGCGCTTCGACAGTGAAAAGGACGGCGAGGAGAACTACAGAGTCGTTGATTGGGAGCCGCACGAAGTCAGTCTCGTGGGCGTCCCGGCCGATCGGTCCGTTGGGATCGGTCGTGGCGATCGTGAGGCTGACACAACTACCAGAGGTACACGTATGAGTGAAGTGAACGGCGCCGCGGCTGCTGAGCGCGCTGCGGCGGAAGAAGCGGCCCGTAACGCGGAAGCTGTTCGGCAGGAGAGGCTTCGCAAAGAGGCGGAGGAGACGGCGCGAGCCGAAGCCGCTGCCAGGGACCGGGTGGGTGCGGAGGCCCTTGAGGGCAAGCGCATCAAGATGATCAAGGACTGGTGCAAGGAGAACAAGCTCGAGGAGCGTCTCGAGCGCCAGTGGATCACCTCCGGCGCCTCGGTCGAGGTGGTGGCGGATGAGATCCTGCGCATTCTCAAGAAGCGCGGCGAGTCCTCGTCCTCGAGTGCCGGAAACCTCGGTCTCTCTGAGCACGAGGCGAAGCAGTTCTCGGTCGTGCGCGCCATTCGCGCGATCGCCGAGGACAACTGGAAGGACGCCGGCTTCGAGGCTGAGTGCTCGCGGACCATCGCGGCCAAGCTCGGCAAGGTCGCCGACGGCAAGCGGTTCTTCGTGCCCGCCGAGGTGCGGAACGTGAGACGTCCGGTCTCCGGCCAGCGCTTGAACTACGCCGACCGGCAGCAGACCCGCGCCGATATCGTCGGCACGACCACAGCCGGTGGCTACCTGGTTGAGACGATCAATCTGTCCTTCATCGAGCTCCTGCGCAACCGCACGGTGGCGTTCAGGCTAGGAGCCACGGTGCTCTCAGGCCTCGTCGGCAACGTGAGCATCCCGAAGCAGACGGGCGCTGCGACGGCCTACTGGCTCTCGTCTGAGACGACTCAGATCACGGAAGTCGAGCAGACCTTCGGCCAGCTGGCGTTTACCCCACATACCGTCGGCGGCTATACGGAAATCAGCCGCCTCCTGCTGCTGCAGTCCTCGCCGGATGTGGAAGGCATCGTGAATGCCGACCTCGCGGCGATCATCGGCATCGCGGTGGACGCGGGTGTCATCAACGGCTCCGGCTCCGCCGGTCAGCCGCATGGCATTGTCGGTCTCTCCGGTGTCGGTACTGCGACAGGAACCTCACTGGCTCTCGCGGGACTTCTGACCGCGCAGGGGACGGTCGGTGCGGCGAACGTGGTCCCGGTGAGTGGCGGCTGGACGACGACTTTCACGGTCTCGGCCCTGCTGCGTGCTCGCCAGGAATTCTCGAACACCTACAGCCCGCTCTGGTACGGCTCAGTGTGGGACGGCGTGATGCTGGGCTACCCTGGTATCGCTTCCAACCAGTGCCCGACCGGCGATGTCATCTTCGGCGACTGGGCGCAGGTCGTGGTGGCGGAGTGGGGAGTCCTCGAGGTCGAGGTGAACCCGTACGCGAACTTCACGGCCGGCATCATCGGCGTTCGTGCGATGATGACGATCGACGTGGGCGTTCGGTATCCGGGCGGCTTCTACGTCATCACCTCGGTCACTTGAGAGGTACACATGGCACTCACTCAAGACAGCTTCCGCGATCCGCGCCGGCTCTACCGGGTGAAAGTGAAATCGCCGTTCTTCGTCACGGGACGCAAGGACCCGACGGAGGTGGGGGATATCATCGCTCTCCCACGCTCCGAGGCGGCAGAAGTCATTCACTCGAACAAGGCAGTCTCGGTCGAGGAGGGGACGGCAGCGCCCTCCTCGAGCCCGATCATGCGGGCGGATCCACCGGATCTTAACGAAATGACCCGGAACATAAACCAGGCGACTGCCGAGCTTCCTCCCGAACCACCGAAAGACGCGAAGGCGTCGAAGTCCAAAGGAGACTGATCCATGAGCAACTATTCAGGCCGGCCGCGCGTCGGTTGGGTGCATCCGAAGGAGGCGACGGGGCCAAACGCCAAGCAGGCGACGCTCGAGGCGGGTGCCGGCAATATCGAGGCGGAGCCGCCAGCGTTGCAGGAAGTGGCGAATCCGCGTCCTACAGTCGACGGCGAGGCTTACCCCACCCCGCGCGACTCAGGAACGATGGCGGACGGCCAGACTGGCGGCAACTACGAGCAGGTGAAGATCCCGGACCTGCAGGTCGCGCAGGGCGAGGACGGAGACTAACCCATGACAGACGCAAGGCTGCTTGACGACTGTCAGGCTGCGGCGCTCCTCGCTCCGGTGAGCGCGGCGAACACTGCCGCGGCCACGAGCGGATCGGGGCTCTGGCTCGACATCTCGAACTTCGTCGGCGATGTTCTCGTCGCGCAGAACGTCGGCGTCTGCACGGGCGCGGGCTCCATCAACGGTAAGCTCCAGGCCGCGAGTGATGTGAACGGGACGGGTGCGGCGGACGTGAGCGGGGCGACCTTCACCTCGGTGACGGCCTCGAACAATGCCCAGATCTACGCGATCAGTCCCGACCAGGTGCCGGCCGCGAAGACCTTCATCGGCTACGTCGGCACGATCGCTGGCTTTTCCGCGGTGCTGGTGAGTGTCACGGCTCACGGTCGCAAGCGCATCGTCTGATGTTCGCCGAGAACCTGTCGGCGTTCTTCCAGGACTTCGCGCTGACCGCAGTCGCCAACGGCTACACGGCGCAAGTCATCTTCGACGCCCCGGACGAGAACGTCATGGGACAGCGCGTACAAAGCGCTGAGTACACCATCACGTTTCCGACCGGGGCGCTGGGGAATCTCACCTACAACGTCGCCGTGACCGTGAACGGCGTCGCCTACAAGGTGCGGCAGTGTCACCAGATAGAAGACGGCAACTTGCAGCGCGCGACGCTGGAAGCTGTGACTGCCCTTGTGGCGTGAGGAGAGGCATTTGAGCAACAGAGTGTTGACGACACACGGGCTGATTGAGCTCTCGCAGCTCGACGTGAGCGACCATGTGGAGATCGGAGACGGTTACCGCAAGGTGATCGTCCAGTATCGGCTGGACGACGAGATCGTGAGACAGTCGGTTTTTGTCGATTTACTGCGACCGAACGGCGCTGATGCCGTGCCCGGTACATTGAACGGGAGATAGCACTTGGCTAACACCACCGCGATCTGCACTTCCTTCAAGTCTGAGCTGATGCTCGGGGCGCACCAATTTGGGAGTGTGACTATCGTCTCGCGAGGTTCCCTGACCTCACCTACGACCGACACTCTGAAGGCGGCGCTCTACCTCACGACGGGTTCAGTCGGCGCGGGCACGACAGCCTATAGCGCGACGAATGAGGTGTCGGGCACCAACTACTCAGCAGGCGGCGTGACGGTGACGAATGCCACGGCGCCTACGACTTCCGGCACCACCGCATACTGGACGCCATCAGCGGCAATCGTCTACACGACGGTCACGCTTTCGACAGCTTTCGACACGGTGCTGCTCTACAACTCGACGCAGAGCAATCGCGCGATCCTGACGTACAACTTCGGATCGACCACGGTCACGGCCGGCACGTTGACGCTCAACATGCCGACGAACGACTCGACGCACGCGCTCATTCAGCTGAACTGACGTGAGCGTTCTCTACGTCCCGCTGTCCTTCATGCCGGGATGGTGCTGCGGGAAGTCCTATATCTGGCCGAGAAGGCTCCGCCACAAAGGCGCTCACCGTTATTACGGACAGACGAGGTGCAAGGCGTGAGGCTCTTTCTTGCGTTGTTGTTCGTGTCCACGGCCTTTGCGGATGATCACACGCTCACATGGGCGCGGCCGCTCATCAAGAGCGACGGGACGGCGATCGCATCCACCAAAGCGCTGACCTACACGGTACTCCATGCGACGTCGGACAACTGCATGGACTTGCCAGACTCGTCGGTCTTCAAGAGCCTAGTCACTGGGCTCACGGTACTGACTTGGGTGAACGCAGGGGCAGCGCCTGGGTTTCACTGGTATCAGATTCAGGCGTTATCCGGCACGACGGTCTTCGCCTACACGAACCCTGTCTGTATGGCGGTCATGGGATTTACACCAGCGCTTCAGGCGGGACCTGCGTACTCGCCAGTTAAGACCACCGACGCGCTGGTTCTTCTCGCCGTCGGCACGATCACCGCAGGGACGTCGTGCGACCTCACGCAATCAATCGTCCAGGGCGGCGCGACGTACTACGTGGTGCCGGTTGCTGCGGTGACGTTGAGCGATCCTGCATCGGAGCCGACCGCCCTTGTCGCGAAATGCTTTTAAAGCTCTGGCGCTGGCTTCTCTCGCATTGGCGGCGGCGCAGGCTGGACGCGCCGAGTCTATCTACACCGACGATCTCAGGAGTTAATGGCATGTCACGAGTCACGATTCCCGTAACGGTCACACTCACTCGCAACGGTGGCAAGGTTCCGGCGACTCTCGCCGAGGTGGCGAAGGTCGTCTCGCAGATGTCGGCGGACAATGGGGCTAACTGGACCTCACTTCCAGACCAGCCGAACACGGTGACAGACATCGTGGTCGACTCCCTCGACCCTGGGAGCTACCTGGTGCGTGCGGCGGAGGTCGACACGCAGACACCGCCTCTCACGAGTGCGTGGGCGCAGGCCTCCTTTACGGTCGTCGCTCCGTTGCCGGCGCTCGACCCTCCAGTGCTCGGTTCTCCGACTGTGAGCTGAAGCAGTGCTGCTTCTCACCAGCACTAGCGACATTGTTCAGGTCGTCACTGGAGCGGCCAGTACGATCGACGTGCATACGTCCTACATGGACAATAATGCCGGCACGATCACGCCCGGACGAACGAACACTGCAATCATCAGCACCGCGACCACCACGACTGTCGTGGCTGCGCCTGGCTCGAGCGTTCAGCGGAACGTCCGGCATATCAACGTCGCGAACAACGACGCCACGAACTCGTGCGCGATCACGGTCCAGCATTACGACGGCACGACGACCGAGGTGCTGTACAAATGCACGCTGCTGCCAGGTGAGGAGCTCGTCTTCACTCAGGGCGGCATCTGGGTGCATTACGACGTTTACGGCGGAGCCTATCAGGCGACCACGCAGGCGAAGCTGCTGTTCAACTCTTCGACTACCTCGCAGGGCGCGGGGTTCGCTTCTGATACGTATCTCACGGGTTCGAACATCCTCCTGCCAACGAGTCGCCCGATTGTCGGGACGCGGTTTCGTATCTGGTTCCACGTATCGAAGACGGCCGCTGGTACTGCAACCCCGATCCTGAACCTGAGATACGGTACTGGCGCATCGACCTCAGACACTGCGTTGTTGACTTTCACCTTTGCCGCCGGCACACCCGCCGCAGACGTTGCCTATGTCACGGTCGATACGGTTTTTCGCTCCGTCGGATCAGGTACATCGGCGGTAGTCTCTGGCATCGCTAACATGGGTACCAACCTAGCGACCACCGGCTTTTCGAACGCCGTCAAGAATGTTCAGGTGACATCAAGCGGCTTCGATTCGACCACGGCCAACACGTATCTCGGCCTCTCTGTGAATGGTGGTTCGTCTGCAGCATGGACGGTGCAGCAGGTAGCCGCCCAGTTGATGAACTTCTGATGTGGCTACACCCACCCTGGTTCAGCACGTCGTCTGGCAGATGTCGAATGAGGCCGGTAACGCTTTCAAGCTGACGCTGCCGAATGCGTCGCTTTCTAACAATTGCCTCATCCTGAAGATTTACTACCCATCGGGGGTGAGTGTCAGTTCGATTGTGGACGACTCAAATACGTGGTCCACGACTCCTATCGCTACGGTCACGGATGCTGGGAACAGCATCATCGTGGCCGTCTTTGCGGTCTACGGGGCAACGGCTGGTGCGAAGACCATCACCGTGACCTTCAGCAGCACGGCGACGACGGCGTTCAATCCCGCGTTTCAGGAGTGGACGAATATCGCCACTTCGTCGGCGCTCGATGGTACGCCGTCTGCGATTGTTGGAGTGGGCACGAGGGCGGCACCTGGGATTGAGAACATCGCCTCGGGTTCATTCAATACATCATCCGATGGCGATTTGATCCTGCACTTCGGGCAGGTAACTGGCTGGGCGAATAACGGAGACGCCGGCCGGTACATGGGCGTGGCCGCGGCTGGACAACTTGACGGCATCTCCAAGATAGACCGCGACACTGGATACACGCTCGCTCAGGTAGACCTCGATCAAGGGTACTTCTGTGAGTACACGGTTCAGGCGACTCACGGCGCGACGAACCCAGCCGCAAGGGTTACGGATTACCAGAATGCCGGGTGGGCTTCGATCACCCTGGCGTTGAAGTCCGCGAGTGCTGGAACGGCCCCGTCTGCGGGGACGCGGGTATTTGGGTTACAGCACTTCAAGCCCGTAGGAACCGGTGGTACAGGTCTCATCGACTACCCGTGGCAATTCCCGCGGGTGGGTAACACGTTCATCGTTGGAACGTCCGATCCATCGGACCAGATCCAGGTATTCGCGATCAACGGTCCGATCAACGGTCCGTGGACCAAGGTGACCTCGACCACTGGTGAGCCCACGATGCTCTACAAGACGAGCGGGATCGCGACCGACAACGAGGTAATGATCCTCACGCTCTGGGACCAGGCAACGCACAACTACGTGCAGGGATGCATGTACGACATCGTGTACGGTGGCCAGTACGACACGAGCGCGAACGTCAGTAATGGCAGTTTCACGATTCCTGGCAATACGCTTGATTCGCCCGCCATTACTCCGGGAGTTTCCAGCGGAATAGTCGTAAACGTCGTAGGCCTTGCGACCGGGCCGCCGGACTCTCTGGTGACTCCGGGAGGGGTTTTCGTCTCGGTCTACTACACGGGCGAGTCGGATGCCTCCTCGATGGACAATGGCGACTGTCACGGCTTTTATGTCTATTCGAGCAATGCGACTCAACACTGGGTCTATCACGACGCTGGGTCTGGGACTTCCGGGGATGCGAACGGCGTAGCTGTTTCGATCTCCTCTGGTCCTCAGATCACCTCGCAGCCGACGAACCAGTACGCTTACCCAGGCAGGTCCGTCACTTTCTCGGTTACTGCGAGCGCTTCGAGCGGTTCTTTGTCATATCAGTGGTACAAGAACGGAAACTCGATCGGGAGTGCCACCTCCTCGACCTATACGTTCACGCCGAACATTCAGACGGGCGTTGCGGACACGTACTACGTCAAGGTGACCGACAGCAACAGCTTCACGTATAGCGCGACTGTCGAAGTGATTTTCTATTTGCCGATGTTCCCCACGAAAGGCCTTCATGCCGCTGACCGTGATGACGGTTCTCAGGACTACAAGAGTGAACTGACGCTGCTGCGGTGGTTCTAGGTGGACCTGGAACTAAAAAAATGGTTTGACGAGACCTTCGAGTTCTCAGCCGGTGGTGGTGTTAGCAAGAACCTCGCCGGCCAGAGCGCGACGTTCACTGAGGGCACGCTAACTCGGTCTATCGCCTACGCGGTCACGGGGCAGTCGGTCGCGTCGACTGAGGGCACGATCAGTCGCGGCGTTTCCTATGCCGTCACTGGTATAGCGATCGCCTCTGCTGAAGGCGCGATCACCGCAGCGTGGTCTGGAAGTGCCAGTCTCGTCGGCCAAGCAATCACCTCGACGGAAGGTGCCATAACGCCTACCGTCGGCTATGCGGTGACGGGACAGTCGGGGACCATCACCGAAGGCGCTGTCTCGTACTCGGTCTCGTATGCACTCGTCGGTGAGGCGATCACCTCGACCGAGGGGACGATCACCGCCAGCACCGGCGGCAATGTCACTCTGTCCCTTGCCGGTCAGCTGATCACCTCGACCGAGGGCACGCTGACGGCCGCATGGTCTGGCAGCGCGTCTCTAGTAGGTCAGACGCTCACCTCGACCGAAGGTGCTCTCAGCTATACCGTCTCGTATTCGCCAGCCGGTCAGGCACTGACCTCGACTGAGGGGACAGTCACCGACACGGTGACTTATGGGATGGTCGGTGAGTCGGCGACGCTCACGGAAGGCTCGATCAGCGCTTCCGTCGGCGGCAACGTCACGATCACGCTGACGGGCCTTGCCGCAGTTTTCAGCGAAGGCACGATCACCGCGACGTGGAGCGGGACGGTCTCGCTTGCCGGCCAGCAGCTTGCCAGCACGGAGGGTGTACCGGCCCGAGAGGTCGACTACGTCGTCACTGGCCGTTCAGCGACTACCAGCGAAGGGTCGCTGACTTATA